CGCAACCTGCCCGAATACCGGCTCATTTTCGTTATAGGCGGCTTCTTCAGCAGTCACAGCTAACTTGGTGCCAGCAGTGGCTTCGGTAGGAATGAGGATGCGGTCACGGTTAGTCACCAAGCGGGTGACGGGAGCTTTGCGAACAAACGACAATTCCTGCCGTTGCTCAACAATGCGATTGTAGAAATCATCAGGCACGGCGTAACCGCCTTCATTATCGGTCTGCCCCTGCCAAGCGCCCTTGAGTTCCAGATCGTTGCCCTTGAAACCGCGAGGATTGTCGCCTTGCGCCCAAGCCAGCATCGCTTTGATAAACGAGGGCGATTCCTTCGCGTTCTTGACGGTCGGCGCGCCCTTGACTTCGCCAGGAGCGGCTTTCAACTCGTCGATGATGGACTTCTTCAAAGCCTCGACATCGATTTTAGGCTCTTCAGCCTTTGGTTCATTAGTGACGATAGGTTCGTCCATTGTATTTTCCTCCATAGGATTGATTGATTTGATTGTTTCAGTTTGTGCTACAACCTCATCTTCAACCGCGTCAACCGCTGATTTTTCAGCCTCTGTGACCGCCTCCGTAAAGACTTCAGCCTTCGCCTCGATTACGGCAAAATCATTTGCCGGCTTTCGCCATTCATTCGTATCAAACAGTGCCAGCTCGCCAACCGGCCACACGCTGATCAGTCCGCCCGCGTCTTTGCGTACCAAGTGCGAAATTGCCCCGCTCGACGCCCGCAACTGGCTGATATTCGTTTCTATCAGCCGCTTTGCCAACGGCTCTTCTGCATCCAACGCCGGTTCAAACCAGTGCCCACGCGCGTCCTTGCCCACATACACAGCCCTGCCAATCAGCGCCGGGTTGTCCTGCTTATCCCCCGCTTTGTCAGCATCGAAGCCGTGATAGTACGTTAGGTTGACCTGGTCACCAATCTTCAGCCAAATGTCGGTCGCTTCGGTGAACGCCTCACCATCCAGATCGCGCCCTTGTATCGGACCGCCGTAAGGCACGCCTAACACGCGCCAACCTGGATTCAGGTATTCCGCATCCGGGCGTAAGCGCTTTTCTGTCAGCACCAACTCGCCCCCTTGCATGTCTGGAACGTGAATCTTGACCTCTAACTTATCCGACATCCTTTACCTCTTTTTCTACAGCCGCGATAATGCGCTGCCTAATTTCAGGTCCATAAATATTGATCGCGCCTTTGTCCGTAAGCCAGCCGCTCCATTGATGACGCTTGGCTTGTTCTGCACCCTGCACTAATTCAGCATACGGCATGTTATTTCCCACTGTCACCGACCACCCGCCTAAACTCGATGCCACCGCCCAATGCTGCGCCAGCGCCCTCGTCCTCCGGTATGGAACGGATATATCCTTATTCTTCAGGTGGTAGAAGAATCCACGCCTTACTCTGGGATCGCTTTTAATCAACGGATTAGGCGAGTAGACCTTCTTGGGATACTGGCGCAGTTTGCGCTGTAAAAACACACCCTCTTGACTGATTCGGCTTCTCACTCGGTTGAATTGCTCTAACCGCGTGAACTTTGCTATCAGTTCTTCCACTCCCTTGACTTCGATTGATAGCGTCATTGCGCCCGCCCGCCATTCAAGTTATCAGGCCATTCGTACCCTACCCCACAGCGACATCTCGGGTGTGCAGGCGGAAGCTTCCCGTCTGTGATAGGCTTTTCATTACGCGGGCCGCATATCGGGCAAACCCGATCGTCATTCGCGGTCATCCAGATCGGGACCATGCCCGCGCCGGTCTCCTTCTGCAATTGGTCAACGTAAGCGCGCTCACCTTCAACCGCCGCTCTGGTGGTTTCAGTAATGGCTATCAGCTCCGCACGAACCGGCGAGTGATACCGCTCCAGCGCGATTTCAAGCTCGCGCATTGTCCAGCCTTGCTGATATGCCTCTGGGACTAATGTGTTGACGCCTTCATACGTCCGGTTGAACAGTTGCTGTAACACCTCCGCGCTGTGATCGCGCGCCCAATTAGCCGCGTGCGTGTTGACCAACGCCCAATCCACGCCGACTCCCACCGTGTTCATCGCGGCTTCTGCTTGCTGGATGAAGGTGGCCACTAATATCGGCTCAACGTCCTTTTGTATCCCACGCCAGCCGTTGTTCCAGTATTCAGCCGGAACGCGCGACAAATCAGGTGGATCCCCCAGATAGCCCATGAGCTTGTCTAACTCGCCACGCAAGTCTCTTGATAGCACGCGCGCAAGCTTGCGCTCGATCTCAGTCCGGTTCGCAAACTCGGTCATGGATAGCCCCGCCATTCAATAACTGGCTCAAATATGCGCTTGACATCATCAACTGTTTTGACCGTCTCCAGCGCGCCGCTTATCGCTCCGCGCAAGGATGGGTCGATGACCGTGCTCTCAAACTCACGCAGCGGCTTGCCTTCCTTTACGCGCTTTTCTGCAAACTTTTGCCACCTGCGCAATTCCTGCGTTTCAGCATCTTCAGGCAAATCCTTATCCTCGCGCGCGTCCAGTTGCTCCTGATGCGTATCCAGCATCGCCGCCTGTTCTTCTGTCAGCTTGTAGCCTGCCATGTCAAGCGCAACTTCCACCGGCAAACCGGCGGTAACTAATTTGTTTAGCAGGTCGGCGCGCGCGCTCTCGTCTTCCTGGAATATGTCCATTTCTTCAAACTTGAATTCCAGCCGCAAGCCTTCCCGTGCCAGTACCTGCGTGTTTAGTGCGTCCTCGAATAACCTTGCGCGCGGCTTGATGGTCTCTTCGTAAAACGAAAGCCGGTCTTCCTGCGCCGTCGCATAGTTGGCTGCCTCTGAAAATAGCATGGTCTGCTTGATCCCGAATGCGACCGCGATGTTGCTTTTTGACATGTCGCTGATTTCTTTGAAGACCATGTCTTTTAGCGGTGGAGTTATCGTAGTTGGTGTGATAGACCCCGCCTTGACCCCTAACACCCTGAACGCGTTCTTGATGGCAGTTGCCGACCGCCTGAACCAGTTCTGAATACGCTCGATCTCACCCGCGTCATTCGTGTCAATGCCAAGCAAGGTGACCGGCATTGCCCCGCCCTCGAAATACATCTCAGGGAATTTCGATAGCGCGTAAAGCAACTTGACGTCCACCGTCGAAGCCATAGCGCTGCCAGTGCCAGGATAAACATCCTGTGTCGGGTCGAATTCGGGAAGGTAAAACATCTCATACGTTCCCGCGCTTAAGTCATTCTGCCAGGTTGACCCGCTTGAATTTTGCCTAAAACTAATAATGCCCTGTTTGTAATCCACGCTCATGTCAAACGGGTTGCGGTAGCGAATGTCCTTCTTGTACCCGCTTTTGTTCGCAATGATCTCGCCAAACGCCGCGCCCTTCAAAAGGCAGGACGCCTCCCACTTCCAAAGCAGCTCACTAAGTTTTGTCGGGAATGGCCACGCGGTTTCATTTTCTTCACCCTTATAGACGTTGACAGGCACGGAAGCCAGCGCGTCACATCTTAGCTGGACCGCTCGAAAAAGAATTGGCACGCGCTTGTATAGTGTGGCAACGGAATCAGGAACGCCATCGCTGGTTAGCATCTCAACCCAACCGGGCACGCTCGTTATCGTTTTGAAAGTATCTGCCATGTCACCGTCCCTAATCCATCCAAAGTACAACTCCCCTACCGTTTACACCGTGCCAAGCGATTGCCAGGCTCATCACCGTGTCGTCATGCATCCCGTCAGGAGCGCTGTAACTGAAACTCCCGCTCGCATTTCGCTTCGCTTCAAATGACAACAGCTCGCCCACCAGCACCGGCTCGTTCAGGACTCGAATCTGCCCATTTTCAAAGGCTGACTGTAAATTCTGGATAATTCCTTGCTTAGTGGCAGAAGTCGTGGTAAATGGCACGATATTGAGTCCTCTGCTTACCAGTTCGTCAATCACCGGCCTGCCGATTGAGTTGGATTCCACAACCATCGAAGTCAGGTGATAGCGCGCGTAGATCGCCGCAAGCCTGTCAATCAGCACCGGGTAATCCACCCTGTTGAAGCGGTCCATGTAGACCATCTCTTTTGATTCCGCATCCAGCACGCTCACAACCGTATAATCCACGCTTGCCGCCACGTCCACGCCAGCAATGTATTGCCTGCCAGCTTGCGGCTCTTGCGGGGTTAGGACCGCCGCCTCTTGCACCCGCCGGAACACGCCGCCTG